TCTTGTCAATTTCTTTTACCACCTCCGGAGGAGCGGCCGCCTTTGTCTCGTCAAGAAGTTTTTGCCTCATCGTATATTCTTGCTTCCAATGAGCTCCCATTGGTTCATAGCCGATTAACTCGTCAAGTTCTTTCTCCAAACCCCCTATTTGCCCTTGATAAGGGGGAACCTTTACCTTCTTTAGCTTTTGCGCCCCCTTCTCAAACTGGCTCATCGGCGGCAAGGAAAACTCCTCCGATACGCTCTTATAGAGGGCTCTTGCTCCTTCCTTGTCGTCGCTTAGAAAAGCACGATGAAGGTTGTCTAATACGTCCTGTGGTATAATTGGTTTTAATGATTTACCCGTCGAAGGAGTTCCAGCGAGAGTTTTCGAAACTATGGAAGGAGCATAAGGCTCTTTACCGATACCGCCCGTCGCCTGTTGAACAACTTCTGGGGATATTGGCAATCTTCGGGGCTTTTCTAATTGTTCCCCTAATATTTGGACTGGTTGTTTGGCTTCTGGGGCTTTTACTTTGATTTTGGGGGCTTGTTTAACGGCTTGGTTGTAGAAGTCGGTGAGTTGGGACTTAATTGCCTGATAATACTTAAATTCTGTCTCTGAAAGTGGAATGTTGTTGCCCGATATATTTATCACTGGAACTTCTTTGCCCTTTTCTAATAAGTAGGGAGTTGGTAATTCCTTCATTACCAATCTTGCTTCTGGATTCAAGGCCATATTTTCTACAGCAGTTTTTCTAAACCATCGGCCATAAACTCTACGAGATGGCATTCGTGTAAATAATTCTTTCTGCTCTTTTGGACTTAAAGCTTTGAATACATTTTCCAAAATTGAAGATGATGGCTTCCCTTTTGTAAAAGATATATCAACCTTGTTCTTAATCCCCCTTATAAACTCCTCCGCACTCCCATATTTCCTTGCCTCTTGAGCTAATGGCTCAAGCTCCTTGGGAATCCCTCTTACCTTGATTTTTCCTTGCGGTATTCTCTTAGCCACGGGCTTTAGCACCCCCATCAGCAAAGCGGACATGGCAATATCTTGGGCGGTTTCTTCCGCCAATTTTTTGGGAGCAAATCTTTCTTTAAGAGTTCCTTCGCTGGAGATAAAAGGGGAAATGAACGGTGTTGAAGCGGCCGAGCTAAGCGCAAAACGACCCGCCTTGCCAACCACGGGCGTCTTGCCGAGGGCGGTGGTGGCAAATTTAGCGGCAAGAGGGGCTTCTATTACCTGCCCGCCCAGCATCCAATAGGGAGCGGCTCCGGCCACCTCACCCCCAACTCTGGCTACCTTTTGCGGTGTTGTCGTCGGCTCTTTCTCGGTCACCAAACGCTTGGGAACGGGTTGAGAAATGCTTAAGAGACGGCGGGGAGGAGTAAGCAATCCTTCGGTAAATTGCGCCAATGTCGGTCTTTCCTCAAAGAAGCGATAAATATTCTCCCCCGTTTTTTGGGCAAAGGGGGTCGCTTGAAACTTCGCCAATTCGGTCGCTTGCTTTTGCCGATATTCGGGCGTGAATGGCACCATCTCCTTTGCTTTCTTGCGAAGGAAGCTGGCTAAATCTTTAAGTTTGGCCATTTTCTTTTACCTCCATGTTCCCGCGAAACGCTCCTCTTCTTCCCTGGCTTTACGAGCATAGGGGTTCCAAGCCTCGTAGCTTTGTTGAGGCATGCTTCCCATTCCTTGAAGCTCGTTCCAGACGATTTGTTGAGGAGAGTAATTTGCCATTTGCCCTAAGGCCATCTTCATGTCGTCAATGCCCGCCAAACGGTTTATCGCCCACTCTCTCATCGCCGCATCCCATTGCTGAGCTTGGTCTTGAATATTAAGCAGGCGGTTATAAGCCTCTTGAATAAGGCTATTCTCCGCTGACGCTAAGGCTCTGGCTCTTTCTCCTGAGGCCGTGGCTTTTTGTCGCTCGATGTTAGAAAGTTGGGTGTTATACCAATCGGTAATTGCTCCCATTTGCTCCGTTTTCCAGGTGTCAAGCTGGCTCTTGGATTGATTGTAGGCAAGGTTAATATCTTCCTCTTTCATCCGCAAATCGTTAAACATTGCCGAGGATTGTCTGGCAATGTCCGTGCCTCTCTTACCCGCTTCTTTTGCTAAAGCGTATTGATACATCGGTGTCGCGGAACTTGACCCTGCTCCCCAATAACCCAATTGAATTTGACCCGCTCTGGCCCAATTTCGCATACTTTCCGCCAAAGCCTTAAGGTTTTGGGCTTGGTCGGCTCTGATTTCTCCCCGATAGCCCTCAAGCCTTTGCCGAGCCGCTTCTTGAGCACCTCCCAATTCTCCCAATTGTGTTTGGTAGAGGTTGCCAATCGTGCGGAGTTTCTCTTCTTTCCAGCCGGGCAGTAATCCTGCCAAACGGTCTAATGACTCAAAAACGGGCTGATAGATGCTTTCTACCTGCCCTCTTAATTGTTGCCTCATTATCTCCTCGGCGCTTGGACCGGTCGGACCAGCGCTACCGCCACCACCGCCTCCCGTTGGCGCTTGGGGAAGATTAACGGTGCCTCCTGTTGTCGTTTGGGTAGGCCCTGTCATTGCTCCCTTTACTGTCCCTGATTGTCTTGCCCCAGAAACTTCGCTTAAATACTTATTGTAGCCCTCATTCCAACCAACATTCCAACCAACATTCCAACCAACATTCCAAGGGTCGCCCTGAGCTTGATATGGGGTTGGGGTTGGCACCGGTTGTGGAGTAGGAGCTGACGATGGTTTTCCGCTCTTAGCGGCATTATAGCCTTCGTTCCAACCAACATTCCATCCAGTATTCCATCCAGTATTCCATAAATCTGCCATATTTTCTCACCTCCTTTATTATCACTTTAATAAACTTATATTTATTGCGCCGTTTTGGCTCTCCTTCTGGCAATTCTTCGTAAAGTCTGCGCCAATCTTGCTCTCTGCCCCAGCTTTCCTTTCTTCTTGCTCGCTTTCTCTAAGGCGGCGGAGGGGATTTTCTTGCCTTTCTTGACCTTAAGCGATTTTCGTAAAGCGCCGGGCTTTTTAATTGCCTCGGCTATCCATTTTTCTTTGCTCATTTTTTTCCACCTCCCTTTCCAAAAAAAAACGCCCACGAAGGTTAATCGTGAGCGTATTCCTGAATCGTCAGAAAGATTGTCCGCTTATCTTTAATTAGGATAACACAAAAGATATTCCCTTGTCAAACCTTAACCGACTTGGTCAATCATTCTCGTTATCTTATTTGAAAGGTTAATCAATTGTTGAGCCATTGGACTTAATTATGCCCTTGGTAATAAAAATAATCATTGCCGCCATTATAGACATTACCCAGTGGCTCATAAACCGGTTAATTTCTCGGCTTTCAAAATTCATTTCTTTATCATTAAGATAAAATGAAGTTCGGGGAAATCAAACCTATTAAGCTTTTCCACTTTCTCAATAACAAAACGCTCTTGGGGATGATTTGAGCGTATTTCATTGAAGCTGTCCACAATTCCCTTAAGTCTTGTTTCGTGCCATTGGCTCTTATGACCCACATAATAAGCCTCCGGTATTCCCGCGTAGGGCATTATAGCCTCAAGCACCGCTCCGTCCTTAGCCACCCGATAAATTTCCTTAAAAAGCTCCCCCACCTCATCATCGGTGAAATGCTCCAAACTGTGGCTTGAGTGGAAAGCCTCTACGCAATTATCGGGTAGGGGAATGCCTTGCCTTACATCCCAAACAATCTCTTGGCCAAAATCCTCAATATCCACTCCCAGAGCGTCAGGACATCTTTGCTCCTTTTTCCCGCACCCGATATCAAGTTTATGAACCGTTATCCCCGGCAAATTTATTCTTCTCATTTTTTCATCGCCTCCACCGTCTTTTTTATCACCTCTACCCAATCTTTGGCAATCACCTTTACATCCCGATGCTCTTTAACCCACGCATAGGCGTTTTCTCCCAACTCTCTTCTTAATAAGGGGTCGTCAATTAGGGCGGAGACTTTCCTCATAAACTCGTCGGGGGTTTTGAAAAGAAGCCCGTTCACCTTTTCTTGCACCTCATCGGCATAGGGAGGAACATTACTAACCACCGAGGGGATTTTCAAAGCGGAGTATTCGTAGAACTTGACCGATGATTTGTTGCGGTTAAATTCCTTATCCTCTAAGGGAGCAATAGCGATGTCGGCATTGATGCAGGCCATGCGATAGCCGTGGCCGTCGGCTTTTACCCACGGCCAGAAATGAACCCTTGACTTTGGCAAGCCCTTCTTCACCCCACCAAAGAGTTGGCCGACGAAGTGGAGGTGGAGCTGGGGGTAGGTTTCCATTAGCTTTAGAAGCGCCTCTTTGACCATCATCAGGTCTTCAAAATGGGACGCCCCGCCCGCGTAAACCATATTAACCACCCCCGTTTCCTTTTTAATGTCAAGCACTGGCCAGAAGTCAAAGTTAATGGCGTTGGGGATAACCGCCACCGCCTCGTTATACTCCTTCAGCTTATTGGCCAACCTTATCGTGGTGGTTAATACCAAATCCGATTGGCTCAAGCAAAACTCATAGTCAATTAACCTTTTCCGGTTCTCGTAGAGGTCAAACTTGGCCTTGCCTTGTTGCCAAAGGGGCGTGCCGTCGGGGAGAAAAACCTCCTTAGTGCCAAGATTAGCGTAGGCATTACTTAGGGGGGAGATATTAAACAAATCGTCATCGGTTTCCAAAATCACGGGCTTATGGGGATACTTCTTCTTAAAAACCTTGACTACCTTCACGATACTTTCCGAGGCAAAACGATAGAGAAGGGCATCGCAAGCGTCAAAGGCGGCCTCAATGGCAAAATCTTTCTCGTTTGCCTTTATCTCTTGAACGGAAGCAAGTTTTTCTTGGTTGGCGATATTGGCAAAATTCTTCACCCGATACCACCAGCACCCGTCTTCCCCTATTGGCGGGGTAAGGATTTTGAGAATGTTTTGTTTTTTCATCTTTGGTTAGGGTCAAAAACCATCCATTCGGGGGCGTGCTTTCTAAAAAAGTCAGGGTCTTTGTAATAGTCTTCTCCGTAAACATCGCTAAAGAATTTATCCACCTCTACGGGCATCGAGGCCACCTTCCGCCAAACTTTGGAACGAGAGCCGTTCTTGTAAGCGCCTGACTTTTTTAGGGTAGCAAGATACTTTTGCGCCTCGGAGGAGGAACAAAAGACGCTAAAGAGCTCGGTTCGCCTCTTCCTGTTAATATCCTCGGCTATCTTGGCAATGGCGTCTTTAGTTTCTTTGTCCATATTATTATGTGCGGGAGTTTAAGGCTTTCCCGCTTAGGAAGTCTTCAACTCGGTGATTTTGCCCGAACCCGCTTCGTTTCTCGATTCCAGAGTTAATTCTGTTTCGATAACTCCACGTGTTGCTGAACCAACCTTGGCCACCTCAATGTGTTTGGTCGGTCGTAAAACGGCCGTCTTCCACAAATCGGATTGGAGAATCGCCACTTGGGCGGCATCCATATATCTGTCCGCCACAATTTTGACTCTGCCAAAGTCGGAATCGTAAACATCGACTCCCGCGACAATCTCCTTCTCGCTGGCCTCAACAAACTTAGTTGAGGAAGCCGTAAATCCGGAGATTTTTCGCTTTTGGAAGCCGTTGGCATACACCGTATCCGGTCGCCCACCTTTGTTCCAAATTGCCTGCAAGGCATCATTGAACATCGTCTCGGTAAGTGTTTCATCACCTGAGCCTGTGCCGGTAATATTGGTGGTCGTAATCCACGCCATCACTCCCTTAAGCTGTCTGGCTGTGCCAGATGCTCCACTGTTTCCAGTGTTTGCTGTGGAAGCAAAAGCATATTCAATATCCCGTGCGTGTTCTTTGAGCGCCTTGGCCATTTGGTAAGCGTATTCGTCCTCGAGGCCAGCCGTCTCCACCGCCCTTTGAGTATCCGAGACTTCGACAGGGGTAACGAATATTTGCGTATAGTTGCCTGTTCTTACTCTCGGGTTTCTTCTGGCGAAGACATAGTCAGCACCCTCGACATGAGCATTGGCGGTTGCCGCCGCTAACTCATCGCTAAGCCACTCATGGTAGGTTCCCTTGGCTTTAGACTTTCCAAACGCCGAGAACATCGGAGTTTCTAAAGGACTGATATTGGTTATCACATCCAATAAATCCTCTTTGTTCCCTACCGCCTGGTAGGTCTGCATTGCCGTGCTATTCGACATCTTTTCTCACCTCCTTTTATTTTAGGATTTTTTGGAGAAGATGCGCCTCTTTATCAAGTTGGCCCAATCTTCCATCGAGCCGGTGTCCATTGCTCTTCGGTAAAGAGTTTCCTCTTCGTAATCACGAGAGGAGACTCTCCCTGAGCCAGGAGCAACCGCTCCCTGTTCACCGCTTTCGTGAAGCCGTGCCGAGGCTTCCACCTCTCCTTCGGTTCTTGCCTTACTCATGAAGCCCTTGAGATTTTCGTAAATCTCTTTAGGCGACATTTTGGGTAAAAACCCGCCGCGCTCGTCGGAGTTAATCTCGACAATCAGCCTTGAGAGCTTTTCGTCAAATTCAGGGTCCTTTAACTCAGGAGCCTCCCGCGTAAGCCACTCTATTTCATCGGCATATCCTTCGACTAACCGCCTCACTTGGTCCACCTTGTCCTTTTGCGCAATTGCGCTTTGGACACGGGAATCAACGATTTGGTTTAGCTCGTCGACAGTGTATTCCCTACCGGGAACAAAATCTGACTCTTGTTCCCAAGGAAATCTGGCCGCTTCCCCGTATGGGCTAACCGCCCCTGGTTGGGAGCGCAAAGGCTCACCATATCCTTGTCCGACTTGCTGACCAACTGCCTTGAGCTTGCCTAAGAGTTGCTGGACTCTTTTCTCTGACCGAGTTGGCCCTTCTTTCCCCTTGGTTTCCGCTTCTTCCCTCTCGGCCGTCGCCGTTTGGGCTTCCACCTCCGCCTCCGGTTCTAAAGTCGCTTTTTTTTCTTCTGGCGAGGAAACGCTGGTCTCTTCCCCAGCGCTGAGGTCTTTTTCAACCTCTTCTGCCTGCTTGTTAGGTTCCAATCTACTCACCTCCTTTTAACTAATAAATCAAGCATCAGACCCGTTATGGTTGGGTCGTCCGCACCGAGCCAAGAAGGCTCAAGTTAAGGCTTGTCCCTAACTTCAACCTTCTTCAAAATCGGCTTTCCCTCTTTGTCAACGCCCATGAATAACACCCCCGTGCCGATGTAGGCGGCGTGTTCCAGCTTACAGGAACGGCACACCAAGAACGGCCCCCTTTGCACCCAGCGATGTCCCTTCAAAGAGGGCTCGACAAAAGGGATAAGCTTTTCCTTATCGGTTTCAAGGTGCAAAGCTTCACTTTCCTTTTCCTCGCTTGGTAAATCCAAGTCTTGATTTGCAAATGGCGATGGCGTTGTCTTTTTCATAGCCGGCTTTCATTACGGAATTAACACACCGTTCCATTTTGGCAACATTACGGGCGGATTCTCCGCCTTTTTCCTTCGGGAGGCCGTACGGCATTTTTCTTCACCTCCTCCTCGTCAAAAAACTTCTTGACCGCCTCCACTCGGTCAATGACCGCTTGAAGGTAGGCACAGGCAACGCTCGTCGCCAAATACTTAAATCCCACCTGCTCAACCGTGGAAGAGGCATCTACCCCCTCCATCGCTTGAAGATGGCCGATAAGGCTCTCGATATAGTCTTTAAGGGCTTGCCAACCGCTCGTTTGCGCCAAATCCGCTATCCTCTCTTCCTCTTTAGAGAGTTGGGAGGCCGGTATTTGCCGGAGACGGCGGTAGGTTGGCAGGACCCCCGGTTTGACGGCTTCCTCCATATTGTCCTCCAAACATTCGTTCCGCCACTTCTCTAATGGCCGGGTCTTCGAATTGCGACAAATCTATCCCTTGGACACCCGCCTCTTGCCCCATCACATTGCCCATTTGGGGCTGGAAATCCACCACAATCTTCTCCCAATCTTGGATACCGGCGGTAGAAATCCACCGCTTGATTAACTCGCCTAAGTCAATATCCTTGCCCTTTTCCCTTACCGCTTGAACAATAGAGGGGTTGCTCATGATAATGTTGAGAACGCCAGTCAAAGCTTGGTTCTCCAGGGCGGTATCCTTGGCCATGGAAGTGCCCGGCTCAATAAAGAAACGGAAGTTGGTGTTGGCCAAAAGGTCTTGCTTGACCGTGGCCTCGCCAAAATCGCCGCTTTCGTAAACCTCGACCACATCGGGGTAGAAGGGCTGGATTCTTTCAATGTCGCTTTTGAAGAGGTTGAACTTTATCGGTTTCTCTTGCCTCTTGGCGATTAAATCAACGAAACGGTCGTAAAGCTCTTCCACCGCTTCCTCCATCATCTTTCTATCCCAATTGTCCCGGGCGGCCTCGCGCATGGCCGTTTGCTTTAAGGCCTCCGGGGTTCTTCCTAAGGCCGGCTCAATGGAGGAGCTTATCGTTGTTTCCGTAGTGCCCGCTTGGGAGAGCAGCGCCCCTTTAATGAAGGGGTAAGTGTTGTTAAAGGTTTGGATGCCTTGCGGAGAAACGGGGAAGGGGCGGATAGAGTTAGGCAATGTCTCCAGCCACCTGGCGCCGGGCTGGAAACGGATAGAGGAGGCCACAATTCCTTGGGGGTTGAAGATGGTAGGCGGGAAGATGGAAAACTTCACCCCGTCAAGGTAAAGCCTCAACAAAGAGTTGGCCGTATATTGTAGGGGTTGCCCTCTCTCAATCTCCCCCAATCCAACCACCCTATCCAATAGGGGCAAAGTTTCCTTCACCACCACCGGTAGTTTATTGTTCTTGTGGGGGTTTTCAATCTCCCTTAAGATTATCCCAAAGTCGGGGGCGTAGGTGGTCCATTTATCCCGCTCGTAACGGGTGCGCAACAAAACTTGAGCAAACGGCCCTTGCCCGCCATAGTCCGATTGTCCCCACTTTTCTTCCGGATAGCTCCGGTAGGGATAGGCGGATTTCTTCTTTCCCTCCGTGTCATTGATTTTTTGGACCAGCTCGCCAATATTCTTCCAATATTTGCCATCTCTTTTTTTAAGCCACGCTAACGAAACAAAACTATCCACAAAAACATAGTCCATATCCTGCACCTGATAGACGCCGGGTTGCGGGTAGTATTGTCTAATAGGAATTAACCAGCAATCCGGCCCCACATAGTCATCATCCACCCGATAATCAACCAGCATGGGCATTGACCCGTAAATCATCGAGTAGATGTCCCAAAGGCGGAGTTTTATCTCGTGCTTGAATTGGGCGTTAGCGTTAGGCTTGATGTATTTCTCCAAAAGCAAGTCCGCCAGCAAAGACTTCCCCTTATCGTTGGTGTCTAAGGCTCTTACCTTGCCCGTCGGCGGTTGCGCCATGACTCGTGAAGCTCGTTCGATGACGATGGTGGAGAGGATAGGGTCGTAGACTTTTGACTTGGCCATCTTTTCCCCTACCTCATCGGCGCTAATCCCAAAGAAAACCTTTTCCCTTTCTTCCCAATCGGAACGGACATCTTCCAGCGCTTGGTCGCAGTGTTGCCACTCTTGCTCAAGATGAGCCACCAAAACTTCCTCTTTTATCTTAGGAAACGATTTTTGCTTTTCCGCTTGTGGTTGAAGTTTTTTCTTTTTCTTAGCCATAGGAACACGCCTTTTGATTGGTTAAGGTGTGTTCTTTTCTCTCTTCGGCTAAGACCGGAGGAGGGGGGGAACAGTAATCCTCTTACTCTTCTTTTATGCTACTATAGTTTTCCTTGCTTGTCAATATTTCCTTATCAAGCCCTCTTGAATTTCCAACTTTCTTATTTGACCGTTCTCAAAGTCAAAGGAGAAGGTCAAAGACCCGCTCTTCTTCTTATTCCATAGTTTCTTTATTTCGGCCAAACAAGCCGAGACCGCCTCGCTATTTTGCCCTTCCTTATACCTTATTTGCTTGAAGTTTTGCCCTAAGACGCTTACCACCTCGCCGGCATGGACTTGCAGGGTAAGGGAGGAGATGCCGTAGCCTAACTTGCGAACGGCCGCCTCCAGCTCTTGGTGAAATTGTTGGTTTTTGGCTTCCATTAGTAAAAACCCCCTTTATCAAATAAATGCTCTTCGGGGAAATCAACCCTTACCTCTCCCTCAATTTGCGGCTCTATTCTCTCCGGAAGGCTGACCACCAAATAGGAAAGGGCGTCAAGAAGGTGGTCGTTTATCTTGGCCGGCCTTTCCCTTACCTCTTGCCCCTCTTTTACCTCGTGATACTTGTAGTTCTCAAACTCCCAGACAAGGTTTTGGCAATTCTTGAAGATGAAGAGCTTCCCGTTTTGGAGCTTCTCGTTTACCTTCCTTATCCTAAAAGTGGTCCAGTCCTCACTGCTCCCGCTTGTCTTATTAACGGGGGTAATCGCCAACCCATACCGCCTTAGCTCTTCAATGTCGGCGGCTTGGGCGGAGTCGGCGAAGGAATTGATAAAGCCTCTCCCCCCGCTCTTTTGCTTGGTAATTAGGGCCAAATCCGGGGTTTGCAGCCCCGCTTGGTATATCTCGTCAAACACATAAATAACCCCCTTGTCGGAGATGGCGGCAAACACCACCCCCGTTGGGACTACCCAGCCAAAGTCAATGCTCCGGTAAAATGTCCAACTATCCTTTAACTCTATCGGGTCAATGACGTGCTTTTCCCTTAAGAAGGACTTGTAGACCAAACCGCTATACTTCTTAAACTCGGCCATTATCTCCTGCCCGAAGGTATCCTCGTCCATGTCCTTCTTTGATTGCTCAATAAATTGCTTGTCAAGGTGGGGATTGTCATAGGAGCTAAATTGCCAACTCTTCCATTGGGGGTCGCTATCCTGCCCCTTCTTCCATAATTCGTAGAACTTGTCGTAGCCTTTGGGCGTAGAGATGAACAAGGCTTTGCCGCCGCTATCAAGAAGAGCGGGCATGATAATCTCTTCCCAGACATTTTCCTTCATGGACGCATACTCGTCTAAGACGACAAAATCATAGCGCAAGCCTCGCAAGGTATCGGGACGGTCGGAGCCCCTAAAATAGAGGAAGGAGCCGTTGATGAGTTGGACAAACAACTCGCTATCGTTTCTTTTCAAAATCGCTTCTGGAGGGATTAAGGAGAAGAGCTTTTGGGGGTCTCGCCAATAGATGTCTTTGGCCTGTTGGTAGGTGGGGGCGATTATTGCCCCGATTTTCTTCTCTCCTTTGCCTATCTCGGAAAGGGCCGAGACAATCGCTAAGATTGATTTTCCCCACCGCCGGCCGGCACAGACTACCTTAAACCGGTGTGGGTCTTGCCAAACCTCAAACTGGGAAGAGTGAAGCCTAATCTCTTTTTCCGTCATTTGTCTTGAACAATTTTGAAAAGAATACTCCGACTGCCATCTTTTAACTCAACGCTTGAACTCGCCCCTCCTTCCCCTAACTCCCGCAGAATCTTGTAAAGACCCACTAAGTCTCTAAACTGGGCGTGAGGAAGTTTCTTCTCAATCAAACTCAAAGCTTTGGAAGCCACCTCATCCTCTTTAATCCGAAGGAGTTTTTTTATATCCTCGCCAAACGCAAGCCACTCCTCATCGGGAGTCTGGGAAAGATAACGTGACACACTCCGCTTACCAATTCCCAAAGTCTGGGCAATATGCTCTAACTGAAATCCCAAGTCGTGTAAAGCATGGCTGGCGGCAACTTTAGCCGGTATAGGAAGGTCACTCTTCATATTCAAGGGTTACTTTTACGGGTGTGTTGGGCGGTATCCTGACCACCTCGGCCACCTGCTCCCGTTGATACTCGCCTGTTTCAATGGTAACAGTCAGCGTCCCATCGCTGGCTCGTGGGCCTCTCACCATTACTCGGTCGGCGCCAAAGGTGATTTTCTTGTCCATACTTTTTATTTTACCACCTCTCCCCTCCCCTACTCTACCCCACCGCCTTTTTCCCGAGAGGGGAGGGGCTTTTTCGGTTATTCTTCGGTTATTCACCGCATCATCTCCGCAGTCATTTCTTCTTCGGCAAGGGCTTTCCGTATACGCTCGTTTGCTATGTCGCAGTAATGTCTGTCTATTTCAAAGCCTATAAAGTTGCGCCCTGTGTTGATACAGGCTATTGCGGTTGTGCCAGAGCCTATACAGTTATCAAGAACCGTTTCGCCCTCGTTTGTGTATGTTTTTATA